AAAAATAATATATAAAGAGAAGGAACCTCTTTATGAGCGCCAAAGTTTTAAGATTTCCGGATAAACAAAAAACAGTTGTTTATAAAATTCCGTTATATACGGATGAGGAAATATTTCTTACTGTTTTAGCAGTCAATATATTTAGTTTGTTTTCATATAAAATAACAGCATCCACATTAGAAAATTGTGATTCAGAGATAGTTTTATCTGCAATAACCAAAGCATCTACTTCTGACATATTTTCAAACTCCGCAAAATTTACATACATTGAAATTCTTAACGCAGTTGAAAAATTTGAAACATGAATATCTTTTACTTACACAACGATACCAAGAAGTGTGCTGAATTGCACAATGACAAACATGTCGTTAAAATGATCCTTGAATATGCTCAATTACTTTCTACTGCTCATAGGTTTATTGACGGTGTCCCTAGTATTGATAGGGGAACTAGAACTGGCAGACAACGAACCTCGTATATACTCTCTGATAGCCGCGATGATGTGCTTTATCGGGCCACTCATATCAACCATCCTTCAGCAATTTGGGTAAGACATTCTTATGAAAATTATGAATGGTTGTATAAGTTATTCATTGCAGTATTAAACGAATATACGTATAGGTATGGTAGAATACATTCTACACAACGATTGGCAGATGTTTTGTATACTCCACCTACAAACATTCCTAAAGGCGTAGGATTTACTGAACCGACACCCGCAATGCCAGATGAGTATAAGGTATCCGGGAATTCCGTCAGATCATATATAAATTATTATGTTGGTGCAAAAAAGCACCTAGCATCCTGGAAAAAAAGACAAACACCTGAATGGTTTACATATGCCTAGTTATACATTAAAATGCAACGATTGTGAAACATTATTTGACGTGATGTGTCGTTATGACGCACGTCCTGAACAGCAATGCCCATCCTGCAAATCAACAAATCACGAAAACCTCATCACTGGCGCACCTGCGCTAGGAGACTCTGTCCGTCTAGGAGTCACTAAACCAGATGGTGGTTTTAACGAAGTCTTGTCTAAGATTCACTCTCAAAATTATAAGAGTAACTTGGCAGACAAATTAAGTAGACGATAAAATGCTTCCAATAATTTTAACACCTAGGGGGAATCAATAGCCGAAAGTCTATTTGTCCTCCTTTTTCCTTAAGAGGGCATCCATGGCAAAGTCTAAAAATAATACTCAGTTACATTCGGAACAACCACAGTTAACCTTAGCAAACAATCGCTTAAGGTTACGCTTGGATGATATGAAAGTAATAGAGCCATTAACGGACAACCAGAAATTATTTTTTGATGCATATGAAGATTCAAGTATTATGTTACTCCATGGAGTAGCAGGTACGGGAAAAACATTCATTGCCCTATATCATGCGTTAGAAGAAGTGCTTGATAAGTCTAATCCTTACAAGCGGGTAATAGTAGTTAGATCAGCAGTACCTAGTCGGGAAATTGGTCATTTACCAGGAGACGAAAAAGAAAAAACGGAGGTATATACTGAACCATATGTCGAAGTTTGTCAAGATCTTTTCGGAAGACATGACGCGTATCAACGGTTAGAAGAACAAGGAGCAATTAAGTTTTTAATTACGTCATTTGTCAGAGGCATTACTCTAGAAGATTCTATTATTATAGTAGATGAATGCCAAAATATGACGGACATGGAATTAAACTCAGTTATTACTAGAGTAGGAAATCGTTCTAAAATTGTATTTTGTGGAGACTTTAGGCAAACAGATTTATACAGAAAAACCGACATGTCTGGACTCAAAAAGTTCATGGCAATCGCCGATATGATGCCCTCATTTAAAACATTCGAATTCGGCGTGGATGATATTGTTAGATCTGCAATAGTTAAAGAATATATCCTAGCAAGATTAGATTACGAAACACGTTATAACACTTAATAAATATAAGAGCCGAGCTAATAATTCGGCTCTTTTAACTGGAGAAAGAAATGAAGAAAATATTAATTCTAATTGGATTAGCATTTTTATCTATGTCAGTATCAGCGCAATATATGCATTGGTCTTCTAGACATGGACCATATTATGAACCTGCTCGTTCCTGGGTTGCGCCTGTACTTATTGGCGGGGTAATTGGTTACGAACTAAGTAAAGCTCGTTCGAATACTGTTATTGTTCAACAACAACCAACTATTATCGAACAAACTATGGAATGCACTCCTTGGAAAGAAACACTACAATCTGATGGCACAACTAAAAGAGAGAGAACGTGTTATCAACGATGACCATATAAAAAGGAAAACAAATGGCTGATGGATTTGATTTTAATTTTACAGAAGAACAATTACATCATTTATTGCCAAGGGTGAAAAACATTACAGAATGGTACGAGGCAATAGTGGAGACATTACCGCAATACGGTATTAATGACATTGCTCGGGTGTCGGCATTTATCGCACAATGCGCACATGAATCGGGCGGATTTACTGTTATGCAGGAGAATCTGAATTATAGTGCAGATGGTCTGCAAAAGATCTTTGGTAAGTATTTCCCCAACCCACAAATTGCTGCTCAATATGCAAGACAACCTGAAAAGATTGCAAATAGAGTGTACTCAAATAGAATGGGTAACGGAGATGAGGCAAGCGGCGAAGGCTGGAAGTTTAGAGGCCGTGGTCTTATTCAATTGACCGGTAAACACAATTATACAAAATGTTCTGAAGCATTTTTTGACGATCATACTTTGTTAGATCAACCCGACATTCTGTTACAACCATACTATGCATTAAATTCAGCATGCTGGTTCTGGAATGCCAATAATTTAAATCCCCTTGCTGACGCACAGGATATTAAAATGATGACAAAGAAAATCAATGGCGGATTCATTGGTTTAGAGGATAGAATTAAACATTATAATCACGCAGTTGATATTTTACAAGGATAGTTAATGATTTTTAATCATGTTAATGTGAATAAATTTGATACGTTAGAACAAATTACACGAGAAGATGGTGTAAGGTTTTATCAAACGCCAAGTGGTAGGAAATATCCCTCAATTACTACCATTCTTGGCGCGCAAAGTAAACAAGGCATAATGGAATGGCGTAAAAGAGTCGGCGAGGAAGCAGCTAATAAAATTTCTAAAGCTGCTACGACGCGAGGAACCAAGTTACACGCATACATTGAGAATTATTTAAACAATAATAACGTCTTAGATGAAATGTCCTTCTTTCAAAAGGAACTTTTCACAAGTATTTTGCCAGAATTGCACAAAATTAACAACATTCATGTGCAAGAGCAAAAATTATACTCAGATCACCTAAGATTAGCAGGCACAGTTGACTGCATCGGCGAATATGAGGGCAAATTGGCAGTCATCGACTTTAAAACTTCAGGCAAATTGAAGAAAAAAGAATGGATCCATAGCTACTTCATGCAATGTGCGGCATACGCTATCATGTATGAGGAGAGAACGGGCATTCCAATCAGTAAATTGGTCGTTCTTATCGCCGTAGAAGACGAAAATCCACAAGTTTTTGTCGAAAAACGTGATAATTGGGTCAAAGAACTGCTAAAATGCCGAGATTCTTACGAAATGGACAACAATTTATTGACTTTTTCGTAAAACCTGTTATAATATATAAAATATTGCTGTATGAAGCAAAGAGAAAAGTATTCTGGACGCGGGTGCGAATCCCGCCAGGTCCACCAAAAGGATTTTTATCCCAGACCGCAAGAACCAACTACTTGTTGCGGTAGAGGTTGCGAAGGGTGTGTTTGGATAAGTTATTTCGAAGCACTTGACAGATGGAAAAATCTTTTTGAAGGGCCTGAAATAGATTCGACAGGGTAAAGAGTAACAGAGTGGACAGCACGGGAATGTGAAACCCGTAGGGTTGGGGGAACTCGGCCGCAGAAGCAAAAAACGTAAATGCAAACGACGAACTGTTCGCTTTAGCAGCCTAAACGCTGCTTAGGGTTTCGGTTAGTTTCCTCGTAACAGAATAACTAACCATTTTACAAACACTCATACACACAAGGAGATTAAAATGAGTAATATGACACCGTTCGAAATTAGATTAGAACTTTTAAAAATGGCCAAAGATATGCTTGGTGACGAATACTACGGTAAGCGCGAGGTAATATCTAACGACTGGGCCACAAAGGTAGAAACGGCTAAACACGCCGGCCAGACACCTCCAGAGCATCCAGGCTTCCCAGCCTATCCCTCAGAAACTGATATTATTGCAAAGGCTCATGTATTGAATGGCTTTGTTTCTAACATTCCTCAAGATAATATAAAGACTATTAGTAAAAAGTAATCTGAAGGCAGGGGGAGAAATCTCCCTGCGTAGATAAATGAAAACATATACACAAACATTTTTAGTAGCAGTATCCGCAGTATTGTTAGTATCAATACTCACACAAGTAACAACCTCAAAACTACACAATTTAAAACAATCCAACTTTACCGATACATCCGCAACCGTTGCAGTTAGAGAACAGCAATTAGACTGTTTGGCAAAAAATATTTACCACGAAGCAAGAAGTGAACCGTTTGAAGGCAAGGTTGCTGTAGCACAAGTTACAATGAACAGGGCAGCAAATGCAGGATTCCCAAACGATATTTGCCGTGTAGTATATCAAAAGAACGTAGTATATGAAAAGGTAATTTGTCAATTCAGTTGGTACTGCGAAACTTCTGCAAAAACAAGACCCATACACCAATCTGCATATAAAGAATCTTACGAAGTAGCTAAGAAAGTTTTACTTGAGGGATTCCGATTGGCAGGCCTCGCCGATGCCCTTTATTATCACGCAACATATGTTTCCCCGGGATGGAAACGACAACAAATCGCACAAATTGGCAATCACATTTTTTACAAATAAATTATGAAATACCCTACACTACAAGATGTTATTGACTATTGTAAAACAACTTTAACAGTTGCTACTGCCGAAACAATCGCATGGATTGGTATTGTACTTGTCCACGCTGCAACTATACCAACAATGATTTCAATTATGTCTGGTCTATCAGATAAGATGCCGCCCGTTGATCTTATTCTGTTTATTTGGGGCGGATTATCTATGTTGTTTGTTAGAGCAGTAATCCTTAGAGACATTCTACACATTGTAACTATAGGAGTAGGATTTATTATTCATGCAACACTTCTTGCACTTATACTATTTAAATAATCATGGCTACATTAAAAGAACAAACCCACGAAAAACACAAAGAAGCGGAAACACAACCGTTTATCAAAGAGATTTTTCAAAAGCGCGTTGATACGAATAAGTATGCTGAATATTTGTATCAGCTACATTTAATATATCATGCGATGGAAAATATTGCAGGACCTAAATTAGGTGCATATGAAGGTATTGCGGGGTTATATCGTACAAAAGCAATCTTTGAAGACTTTCAAGAACTTCTTGTGCCGGATAAGACATACACTATTAAGCAATCTACATTGAAGTATATTCAGTATATTATGGATCTTACTAAAAAAGAAGATTTACTTGCGCATATGTATGTTCGATATTTAGGAGATCTAAATGGCGGCCAAATTTTTGCTAAGCTTGTACCGGGTTCAGGTAAAATGTTTGAGTTTGAAAACAAAGAAGAACTAACAAATAACTTCCGAGAGAAATTAACAGATGATATGGGACCTGAAGCCTGTGTTGCGTTTGATTACAATATTGAGCTTGTTAAGGAATTCAACTAATGTCTTTAGTATGGGATAAAATGATTCCCTTGTCTCAAAATATTCTTGAGACATTGGAGCAAACTACAGACGATGAGTTAAAATACACCGCAGAACAAGGCAACGGATATCTTTGGGAAAATTATATTTTTACTTCTCGCAATTATCGTCGCGCGCATGTAGAAATTGTAGATGCAAGAGAAGCAAAAAAGATCTGGGTTATGCACATGACTATATTCCCGGAATTAGATGACCCGACTCCTATTTTCGGATTTGACGTAGTGTGCGGTGCAAATAAAATTACAGGTGCGTTCCATGATTTTTCTAAAAATGGCAACTGCGATGTGTATACTTGGTTCATAGACCGTTCTTCAAAATTGGAATGGAATAAACCGAGGGTATTGCCTGATTGGGCAACTCAAATTTTTAGTCCCGGCATGATTGCCGCGGGCAATATATCCGAAGAAGAAGAATTGGACAAATTAGCTGATTTAGCTATTGAAAGTTTACACGTTTACCTATATAATGTAGGATGTGTTGAGAAAACAGGCGAATCATATAAAGAGAAATACAATAATTATTGTAAATATCAAAAGATGAACCCTCACACCCCCGCAATGATGATTAACTTAGGCATCGACGAAACGGTGTTTAGAAACTTTATGGATGAAATTTTATTTCCAGAGATCGAATGATAGAAATGTTAGACCCAAAAAACGAAGAGACATTAACCGATGCTCTAATTATTACTAAGAGATTTAGGTCGCCTAACGAATTTTCTCTTTACATTGAGGAAAAAGTATTACAAGAGTCAATTAGTTATATGGATGCAGTAATTGGATACTGCAATGATATTGATATTGACGTTGAGTCTGTAACTAAATTAATTAATCAATCGCTTAAAGATAAAATTCAAAACGAAGCAGAAGATCAAAACTATATGAGACCAAGGGGCAAACTGCCACTATGATAATGGATGAATTTTCAGTTTATAAAATGTACCTTGCACTAAAGCTGCATTTTACAACAGATGCATATGATGTAATTAAACAAAGAGGAAAAGTCAGAGCAAGTAGACAAGCATTTGCTAAACGTACAGACTTGTTCTCAATTAAAAAGATATCAAAAAATTATACTGATGAGGAAGTTGCTAACTTTTTAGTTGCAAATTTTGTATCAGGTGATCGTTGGGGTGGAATGTTTGACATTGAGGCCGGACAACGATACACATTATGGAAAAAGAAGATTGAGAGTTTATCTTATAGTTTTTCCCAAGATTTGGACAATTTAATCCATGAATGTGAGGATTCAGGCATAGATCCTGCATCTATTTTTACAATAACTAAAGGGCAACATCCATATATAATAAAAGCATTTCTAAGAAAAACAATTAGTATTGAAACACTTGTTATCTTAGAAAAACTTACAGGGTTTATTAATAAATTTGATTCTGAAATAAATGACACAATAGTGTGGCCTGATATTTCCAGACTTATTAAAAAATATAAACCGTTTCTAGTTATAGATGTGGAAAAATACGATGCAATCTTTAGACGAAGAATTAGTTGACTCTAAAAAGAAAATTAAAAAATTAGAAGAGAATGTAGCAATCATGCAAGAGCTTTTAATGCAACAACAAAATGCTATTACCGAAACTCAAAGGTATTTGATTAAAGTTGCACACGGTCAAAAAGAACTGAGTAAGAGGATATTGTCATGGCCTTATTTAAAAGTCCAGGCAAAAAAGACAAAAGATGTTTAATATTTTATTTTTAAAATGAACAAGTTAAAAAAGAATGAAGGTTACTACGACCGCGAGAAAAAGTTGCGTCGTGTTGAAAAGGGCACCTCAAAGATTGACAAACATCGAAAGATTATATATAATGTAGCATCATTGCAAAAAGACGATGATGTATTTGATGAACTACTAGATTATGCATACGCTAATCAAAAAAATAAACGACGTTAATACTACGCAAATACTACGCCAATACGAAAGGAAACATCATGGCTTATACTTCACTAGCAGATCTACGCAAATCCCGCGGCGGCTTCGATTCATTGATGAAAGAAGTTGAAAAGATCGCAAATCCCCAATCCGACTCTAAAAAATCAGACGATCGCTTCTGGCAACCAGAAGTAGATAAAGCAGGTAACGGCTACGCTGTTATTCGCTTCTTGGCTCCACCACAAAGTGAAGACTTGCCGTTTGTTCGTGTTTGGAATCACGGATTTCAGGGACCTACAGGTAAATGGTACATCGAAAACTCTTTGACCACTATCGGTAAACAAGACCCAGTTTCAGAACTCAATACTGAATTATGGAACTCAGGTTCAGAAGCAAATAAAGAAGTTGCTCGCAAACAAAAGCGTAAGTTAACTTACTACGCTAACATTCTTGTTGTTAAAGACCCAGCTCGCCCAGACAATGAAGGCAAAGTCTTCTTGTTTAAATTCGGTAAGAAAATTTGGGACAAGATTAAAGACATGGCTGATCCTCAGTTCGAAGATGAGAAACCAGTTAATGTGTTTGACTTTGACACAGGTGCAAACTTCAAATTGAAGATTCGTAATGTTGAAGGCTATCGCAATTACGATAAGTCTGAATTCGAATCACCAAGTCCAATCTCTAATGACGATTCCGTTATTGAGAAAATCTGGAGTCAACAACATTCGTTGACAGCATTCTTGGATGCTAAGAACTTTAAATCATATGACGATTTGAAGAAAAAACTTACTATGGTTCTTTCAGCAGGTGTAGCACCAGTTAAGCCTGCAGAGAATGTTGATTTAGATGAAGACATTGGCTCATCGCCAGTACAAGCATCAGCGCCTCGCGCATCAGTACCAACACCCAAACAGGATGTAAATTTTGATGACGATGAGGAATCACTATCATACTTCGCTAAATTAGCAAGCGACGATTAATCGGAGATTAATATGACTCTAAAGGAAACAGTAATTGCTTTTCTAGCTGCATTTGCTATGGCTCATTCGGGCTATGCTGCAGAAACAAAGGCACCGGAAAAAAAGACGGAAACGGTGAAGACGCAGGCCCAGAAGCCGAAAGCGAAAACACCGGAACCAACAGCAACACCCGGTGTTCGTAAAATAGAAAAGAAGCCCAAGGAAGACAAACCTGCAGAAGCAGGCGCGGATAAACCAGCAAAGCCAGTAGTTAAACGACCTGAAGAGTTAAAAGCTGAAAAAGAAGCGAAGAAGTAAAAGAAAAGCCCGGGAAACCGGGCTTTTTTATCATGGGGAATCTGTGAACCCTGATCTATTCTGTTGCCAACGCAAGAAAGAATTTGTTGTAGAGTGAGGTGTAGGCGGTGTACCTATAATTGTCTGTTCGGTATTATTAATTGTTTTATTAGATATAATAGGCGTCATCATTTGCGGTTGTTCGGATCTCATATTATACATTTTTAATTCTGTATTTTGATCTGATACTTCATTTAATATTTTACCAATATTTGTTTCAGTTGGTTTAGGTTCAAACGGATTAATTTTTGGGCTTGTGTTTGGTTCAACATAATCGTATTTTCTTAATGATGCTTGCTCAATTTTTTTACGCTCGGCCGCTCTCTTTTTAAGTTCATCTTCTCCCCCAAAAGCTTTTAAATCCCTTTGCTTGCCCGGAGAATCCGGTTGATCTAATATATCCTGAGCTTGCTCCGGAGTTATATCTAGCTTACTAAAGTCTGCATTTATATTTTTAAATGCTTTCTCTGCGTTTTGTCCTGCGCCCTGATTCAGTTTATCGCCATACCCGGTTTCATCTAAATATTCACTTGCTTCAATTGCTCCTAACATCAGACTACCTATGCCCGTTGCTCTACCGCCAATCATTGCGGCTTTACCAACGCCCGGTGGCATTTTAGGTAATTTAAACTTGGATCCGCCGGAAGTAGGGGGCGTCTTGTTTCCTGGGCCAGGTGTCTTTGGCTGACCTGTCGGTGGGCCACCCGGGCCTGTTTTCCCAGGACCAGTTCTAGTTGGTCTGTCTGCTAAATCTGGGTCTAGCATCATTGGATTAAATGGATTACCTATCCCACTGCCAAAGGCCTCTGTCATTCTTCTTGCAATAGCTTCTGCAAGTTTTTCTCGATCTTCTTGTTTGGCGTCTTCGTTATTAGGTTCTATTCCGCCAGATAATTCTGTTTTTTTATTTTGATCTATTAGAATTTTTCTAATAGCAACTGCCTCATCCAGCATTTGTCGTTGAGACTTATCATCTCGCATATCAATTAACACTGCTACCATGTCCGATAATACTTTATTTGGATCATCGCTAATAGGCGTTTCAATTTCATTAATTTTTTCTATAGATAATACTTTATTTGGATCATCGCTAATAGGCGTTTCAATTTCATTAATTTTTTCTATAGATTTTACTTCATTCTTTACCTCGGCCGGCATTTCTTTTGGCTCAGGTATTTTAAATTCTTCATCATTTAGTACGGGTTCAATTTTTTCAACAGTTGCGGGTAAACTAGATTTACCCATCAAGTAGTTTTTTGGGTCAGTAAATAACGCATCTTTCAGACCACGGCCAAAGCCAAGAACATCGCTTGTTAATGTTCTCGGCTCGCCTCGGTCTTTTCTGATTTTCTTGTCCGACGTATCTTTGCCGGCACGCTTTTCTAACGTTTTAACCAAATCCTCAATGGTATAGGTTAAATTAGTTAAATCTTTGTGCGCAAGGCCGTCTTTGCCAAATAACGCGGCGACCTCGGCTAACGGATTTTGCGGATCAAGTGCTTGTGCCATTATACCGGTCTTCTAACTATTGGTTTAGTAGGTGTTGTGCCGAAACTATTATCTATCGGAGCAGGAGTTGAGTCAAATCCTCCGCCGAATCCAGATGATGCTACTGGTTGATTGAAGCCGGTACTTGGAGTAGGTGATGGATTAAAACCGCCACCGCCAAAAGTGCTAGGTGATGAGTTAAAGCCGCTACCTAATGAGCTAGGTGATTGTACTGGAGGTGTACTGCTTAACTCTGGAGTCGGAACTCCGGTTGAAACATTAGATGCACCTGCAACTTTTTCTTGTGTTCTACCATAAGCAGAAACGCCTAATACTGCACCCATAGCCACGTGGAATAATCCACCGCCTTGTAGTGTAATAGGAACCCATTGTCTAAATGCATCATTAGCAGCTTGAACTTCCCAGAATTGGACTATCGTAAACATAATTGGAAATAATGCAAAGTCAAATAAACAGCAAGTCATATACATCATTGCCATCATAGGACGCCATTTTTTCGTCATCCAATCTTCATCGGGTTTTTTCTTTTCTTTAACTTCATCAGTCTTTTTAGACATATTAACTCCTTGCTTTTTTAGCTTTTATTTTTTCATTTTCCTCATTAATATAGTTCACCAATAACGATACATAAATTTCTCTTTCCCACGGCAACATATTTTCTATTTCCGTCAATGAGTATTTATGATGCTGCATCAACGAAAAATTTAACTGAAAATAGTTTACAAGATTTTCATGGGAAAGAGCTAGACGAAAAAATTTTGTATGCCCTCAAGGTCCACTACATTATTATGTTTGCACACCGGGCATTCTTTTTCTATATGATGCACAACTTTTGGAATTTTTCTAAAAAACTCTTCAAGTTTATCAAATTGTTTCTTTGTAAATGTATTTACAAAATCCGATAACTCTTTGTTACTATACGATGTAGAATCAAAATAATCATCCTTCGTAAATACTGCATCTATACAATTAGTAATTAGTTCTACTACTTTTGTTGTATTTGCATTATTATGAATATCTAAGATTTCATCAAATTTAGGATAACGCAACATTAAACCGGTATCTGCAGTAAGCATTACTTTATTGCTGATACTATTTTCCTTTGATACTTGAATTGCGGTAAGATCTAACATATGTTCTATTTTTTCACCGCATTTGCAATTAATTAATATATCTGTACTTTCACTTATGGATTTTGCTCGTATATTTAAGAATAAATATTCTACATCAAAATGCGCGAGTTTATTCATATCGAGTTTGTTAAATGTGCAGTTATCTACAAGTTCTGTTACAATTCTTGAGATTTCAGTTACATCTGCTTCTATAGTTGTTAGTAGAATTTTATATTCTTTAACTAAAAACGGGCGATACTTAACTTTTTTATCCGTAGATGGTAGTATCAATTCATACGTTGGTGTTTCTAATATAGGCAAAGCCATAATTTATCCTTTATCAATAAATGTTATTATTCAAATACGTCGCCACTTCCGAAGCTATCCCCTGGACCCCTAGGCATACGAGGAAATAAGACGCTTGATCCCAAATCCAATGATTCTATAAGTCCATGTGTCGGGAACCATCTTCTATAAGCAAATGTAACTGTCAGTTGATGCGCTTGATTGGTCGATCCCATATTCAAGTCCATCATATTAATTGCTCGCGGAAAAGCATCTTCTAATGAAATATTATACGTAGTATTGTCAGCTCTATCTAACTGAGTAATTTCAATCTGGGAAACATAATCAGATTGATAGGCAACATTAAAAGAATTTGGATTTACTATTTTAAACATCCATGCGTCAAAAAATGCTTTGGTATTCATGTTTCTGTCGACATAAAATGTCATACTAATGGATTCACCGTTAAATTCTGCAGATACTGGGCGTTGGTACGCTGATCCGTAAATTCGATGCCCTTTAGTGGTAATAGACATTCCAGGTAAATTTGAAATCTCACAGAACAAACTAATCGTTCTACTTTGATTCGTAAAATTAGCTAATGATGATGGTGGTAGAATTTTTACCTCAAATCTATTAGGGGCTGCCAAGCCCTCCTGTCTAATTTTTGTTGTAAATTCTCTTAAGCTAAACGTTGCCATTACGTTCCTTTGTTATATGCTTTTATTTGCATCTTGCCAGACTTTTGTTTTCTGAGCACCTATAAATTTTTCGATTGGTAATTGTGAAGCAGTAATCCAATCAGCATACTGTATCTTGTAAAATCTAGTTTTAACATGGGCATTTAAATAATGCTTTACTGCAAATTTTGCAGGTTCTAATCTGGAAGTTGCGTTTAGCAGTTTCCAAGACAATCTAATTCGTGTTTCATCTGAATTTGATACCGTATAATCTGATAATATCTGTAAAATTCTAAATCGCATCTGATACGGTAAATAGTGCAAATTTATACCATAAAATCCTCCGGGCACCTTTCTAAAAGGTAGCACCAATGGCAATCTATCGTAGTATGGCAATTGATCTTTATATTTTGGATCATAATAAAATAGGTACATTTCCCCTGGCATTATTGAGGATACCATAGGTGTATCCTTTAGTGTTTGGTTTGCTGTAGCAAACTTACCTAAATTGCCAATCTGTTGTCTATACCATTGATAAGATTTCTCCTGCCCTGCAGCATTTAATCTTACTGTCTCAAATGGATTTTTATTCATTTAGTTTTAATTCCTAAATCTTTTTCGGTTAGTATAATAAACTTCATATTTCTATCTTTACAAAATTCAAATGCTGCTTTCCATTTTGCATCATTGACCCCATACTGAAAGACTTCGTCTATGAATCGTTTTGTCTTCTTTTTAGGGATTTCTGGAGGTTTTGTGAATCTCTCCGGTTTTATTTCTATTAAGTATTTTTCAATTGCGTTATTCTTATTTTTAATTTTTATATAAAAGTCTACAAAGTATCTATGGACTTTATTGTCGATTGGCGAAATATAAGGAACAATTACTGTTTCTGAACCCCATTCCACAACGGAAATATTGTCATCACACCATTTCATAAATTTTAGCTCCCATAATGATCGATATACTATATTCGTGATATCGCCCTTGTATTTTGTAGCGTTTGCTACCCTGAACCGGCCTTTGTAGGTTTTGGTGTACATAACTCATATAAATAATTAATAACTATAATATTTATAGGAAACAAATGGCTACAACTAACAGCATTCAACGTAAATCTAACGGAAGCTACAATACTGATTATAGTGTCGGTACGTACAGTTATCCGACGGGTTTGGGAACGAACCCAGATTTACAACATTACGTTGCTTTTTTCATAAATGTTCGTGGTAAATCTAAATTTAAAGAGAGTTACAATACTTATCAAAATGCGGTAAATAGTACACGAAGAAGCGACCAGGAAGGGTTGAACTCGCAAGAAGCTTTTAATAAAGCACAAGCATTAGTCGCTGGTGGGTCAGTTGTTTCTGGGATTGTTAAGGCAGCTGAAGCAATTTCATCCAGGGGCGGTTACGGTGCGGCAAAGGCAGGAGTGGCATCCGCAGCTAAAACTTTCGCCGCAGGCCAAGCGGCAATTGCAATTACTGCAGGAACATTAAACACATCTATATTGCAAAATGATAAGAAATTTAGATTAAAAGATGTAATTACTCTTGCAATGCAAGAACGCCCAACCGTTACATACGGAGTAAACTATCAAGATAAAGATATGGGTGTTCTTGGAGGTTTCCTAACCAGCGATACGTCTCTTACAGATTCGGTAACAGGACCAGCTGGCGGAGAATTAGGCGCCGCTGTAGGTCTACAAATAGCAAAAATTCCATCAATTTTGCCCGGCTTTGGAAATGCGTCTATATCAGATATAGCTCAATTGGGTGCGAAAGTTAAAACCAATCCTTTTAGAGAAGTGTTCTTTGAGGGGGTTGATTATAGAAAATTTAATTTTAAATATAAATTCATGCCAAAAAACGCAACAGAGGTTGATAGAATTTATGGAATTATAGACAAGTTTAAAGAACACATGCACCCTGAATTATCAGCAGGTGGATATTTTTACATTTATCCGTCTGAGTTTGAAATACGTTACTATTATAACAATTTAGAAAATGGATACTTAAATAAAATTACTAGTTGTGCGTTGACCGATATGACAGTGGAGTATGGTGGCGAACAATTTGCATCTTTTGCAAACGGGGCACCTGTTGAAATTAATATATCTTTAAGCTTCCGAGAGTTGGATATACAAACTCGAGAAAATGTAATTGCACAAGGAATCTAAATGTTCTTCGAAAAATTCCCACTTTTACCATATACTTTAGATGATGAGAAAACATTTCAACTTGTGCCGGATATTCTAAGACGAATAAAATTGTCAGATGAGGTCACACAAAATGGCGCATTCTTTGACCAATACGACGTTAAAGATGGAGAGACGCCTGAAATCGTAGCAAACTTCTGGTACGGCGATCCAAACCTTCATTGGGTAGTTTTAATGTCTAACGATATTATTGACCCTAGATTTGATTGGCCGCTTTCATACTATAACTTAATTGAATACTGCAAGGGTAAGTATGGAGAGAATAATATAAACAACCTCCATCACTATGTTAATGCCCAAGAATATATTGTATCCGGATATAGAGGACTATACGAAAATTCAAATTATAATACTGCAGCTGCAATAACATCACAAGCATCCAATTTAAATGTGCAAGTTAATATTGTATTTCAAAATGCCCCAGCAAGCGGGACATTATTCCCTATTAGTAATCTAATGTATGAAGAATTGTTAAACGAACAAAAACGTCGTATTAACATTTTAAAACCGTCAATCGTATCTTCTCTAGATTCTTCATTCACATCATTAATTAATCAATGAGTACAGCAACACAAAATGGTCTTCAAGCTCCAGGCGAAGTTGCCATAGAGGAGCTAATATTAGTAGCAAACGGGAAATTTATTCCGTTAAATGACTACTTAGTGGAATTAAATATATTTGAAAGTATATTTAATAATTCAATGTCTGGGGATATTCTATTATCCGACAGTAGAAATCTTGTTAGATTTTTGCCAATCATCGGCGAAGAATATTTAATTGTAAAATTACAGACGCCTACTTTAAATTCGCAAATTTATAAAACCTTTAGAGTGGTATCAGTTGAAGATCGTACAGTAGTTCGAGATCAAAATACTCAGCTATATAAACTAAAATTTATTTCTCAAGAAGCATTGGTGGATTCGTTATCACCACTTTATTCTCCATTTAACGATAATGCATCAACACTGGTCGAGAAAATATTTTCAGAGAATATAGAAATTAATCGCAACTTAAAATACAACCTAACAGAAAAATTTTCACAAAGTCAAGAAACTACCCCAATTGTTGTTTACAGTAGAACTGAAAATAATATAAAATTTGTTAGTCCAGGTTGGACTCCTTTTGAGTGTATAAACTGGATTGCTAGAAAATCTTTACCAAGTTCGGGTCGAGCATGTAACTTCTTATTCTGGGAAACTGCTAAGGCATTTTATTTTGGTGCAATTGAAGATTTATTTGATAAAGGACAAACAATTGGAAAATATAATTATTCTGCAACAAGTGTAACTCGCGGAACCGATGATATTGAAGAGCAAATGACTTTAATACAAAATCTAAATATTCTAAATGGATTGGATCACTTAACTAGTTTAGAAAACGGATATTTTGCAAGTACACTAATTGCGGTGGATTTAATTAAGAAAAAACGTGATATTACTGAATATGATCATGTCGCAGAATTTAATAATTATAAGCATGTGGTAGCTCAAAATCCACAACCGCTTTTTACACCAAACAATGTTTTAAGAAACTTTGAAAATCATATACGTGTTTATCCTAAGCATCCTGGTCTACACGATAACACTAAAGATAACTATACGGAAAAAATGGGAAAGATATATGGCAATAGATTATCTAATTTACACGATCTTAATACATTGAAGTTAAATATTTCAATATATGGCAGAACAGATGTAGAAGCCGGCAGACTAATGGAAATAAATTTTCCCGATATTTCTCCCGCATCTTCTGAAGACAAAACATCCGAACATTTAGATAATAGGTATAGCGGAACATACTTAATTACATCCATTCACCATAAAATTAATTTAGTAAAACACATGATGTCAATGGAAGTTATTAGAGATTCTATGCAACCCGATACCCCCAAATTTACATCTACTTTCTTGCCTCAAGGTTATTAATGAAAAATATATACGGAAATCAAAATTTTATCTGGTGGTTTGGGGTAGTTGAAGATAGAAAAGACCCTGAAAAATTAGGAAGATGCAAGGTTAGAATTATTGGATATCATACTGAAGATATTAAAGTATTACCAACCAAAGATTTGCCTTGGGCATTACCAATTAGCCCTATCACATCTGCAAGTACATCGGGCATAGGCGATACACCGTTGGGTCCGGTTGAAGGTACTTGGGTGGTTGGATGGTTCTTAGATGGAGAAGAAAAACAACAACCCGTTATGATGGGTACACTTACAGGAAAACCTGATAAGAATCCGGAAAAAGAAAAAATAGACAATACAAAAAAACAAGCAGCCGGGCAAGTGTTAACTACAACTTCAGGCAATCCTGTATATGATTCTTCCGGTGCGCCTATATTATTAGGAAGTACTACATATGATGATTATGGAAATGCTTTAAAATTAGATGGCATTTCCGAGTATAGCCAAGAAGCAGCTGTTGCGAATCATCCAAGCAATCCAAAAGGTGATGCAAGCGGCCCGTTAAATAGTCCAAGTCTTGCTCAACAAAAAGGATTTCAGGATCCGAACAAAGTATATCCAAAACTTGACTACGACGGCAAACCCGATACAAATAAATTAGCGACCGAAGATAGAACTCACAGATATTTTACAACAAAAAAGAATAACAGAAAAACTGAAATTAAAAAGGCAGTATCTGGCACATGGAGTGAGCCTACTCCTGCGTATAACGCAAAATATCCATTCAACAAAGTTCTTGAAACAGAGGCAGGGCATGTTATCGAGTATGATAATACGCCAAATGCTGAAAGAATACACATCTATCACAAAAAGGGCACATATATTGAGATAGACGTAAACGGAACAATGGTTAAAAAAGTTATTGGTGACAATTACGAGGTATGCGACAGAAATGGGTATGTTTACGTCAAAGGTGCGTATAATTTAACAGTAGGCGGCGCGACAAAAATATTAGTACAAAACAATGCTGATATAGAAGTTGAAGGCAATACTACAGTTGTTAGTTATGGGTCAACACTAGTAGAATCTGCCACGACGGTTCAAGTAGTTGCAGATGATATTAAATTATCTGGTAAATCTAGCGTAGAAGTTACAAGTGACGGTCCTGTAAATATTCAGGGCAGTAGTATAACAATGAATGCTAAAAGTGGAGCATTTGCAGCAAAAGCTAGTAAGGAAATGGCGCTACAATCAGGTTCAGCATCAACTGCAAGTATCAAAGGCGGAGTTGAACTATTACTTGATGCGGCAACAGTTAAAACTAAGATGGGTGCAATCTCAGTATCTTCTAGTAAATTGCCCGTGTACGATCCGCCAGAAAACAAAGTTATTAGTAATGTTGCCAAAACCGCTGAATTAACTAGACCAGAAAATACCGCCGATATATTCTTAGGTGACAGTTTAGAAAAAGAAGCGCCTGCATTAGCAAAACAGCGAACAGATACTGGGGTTGTTTCCGCAAACACCACACTATCAAGAACAGGGCCTTCCGATTCAGTAGTTAATAATACTGCAAAGATAAAACCGGTAGATACTTCAGAATTTAAAAATTATGATAATTTCCCCGATTCATTGAAGTTGTCTAATTACTTTACATTGGGCGACTTAACAACGCGCCCAAGTGCAACATCTCATCCTGTACAAAATCAAAACGGATTAACAAAACAACAAATAGTCGGGAATCTAAAACACTTGGCGGTAAACGTATTAGATCCGATTAAAGAAAAATTCCCAGATATGGTTATAACGAGCGGATTTAGAACAGGTCCGTCTAGTTCAGATCATAATGTAGGACAAGCAGTTGACCTACAATTCACAGGTAGATCGTATGCTGACTATTATGAAGCGGCAGAGTGGATTAAAAATAATACGCCGTTTAAACAAGTATTGTTAGAATATGCTACGCGCCCGAGCGGAACTATTGCGTGGATTCACGTGGCTGCCGCCCAAAATGGCAGTAAATCGTCAATGCCAATTGGTACTTTAGCAAATCATAGCGTCAATTCGCCAGGGCAACGTAATGCTTTGGTCAATTTGCTGTAATAAATAAAACGGACAGTATTTATAATGTTTACTTCCTAGAACATTTAAAATTTAATAAATAATAAAATGGCTACTATAAACAGAGTTGTTAGACGTTACACAGATTTAAATCTGATATTCGCACCTCACCCGTATTCCAAAGATATTCTTACAAGGAAAAATTCGGATGCGGTTAAGGCGTCTATACAAAATCTAATTCTGACAAAGAATTATGAGAGGCCGTTTCACCCGGAAATAGGCAGTCAAGTAAATAACTTGATGTTTGAAAATATGATGCCGTCTACTATTTCTGCTCTTGATAAAAGTATTAGAGATACTATAACTAAATTTGAACCCAGAGCAACAATTCTTGAGGTAAACATTATAGATAACTCAGATTTAAATGCAATTGATATTGAAGTAATATTTGCTCTTAATAATGTTTCGGAACCAGTAACAGTAACAACAACTATTAGCAGAGTAAGATAATGGCAAATTTAAGAATTGCAGAATTAGACTTCGATACAATTAAATCAAATTTAAAAGACTTTCTGAAGAATTATACTGCAGAAGATGGGGCGCCATACTTTACAGATTTTGATTTTGAGGGATCGGGATTATCTATTTTGTTAGATGTTTTATCATACAACACCCATTATAATGCCTACTTGGCAAGCATGGTTATTAATGATATGTTTTTGGATTCTGCAGTCAAAAGAGCATCTGCAGTATCAATCGCAAAACATCTAGGATACACTCCAATATCGGTTAGAGGAGCGAGAGCAAAGATTTCATTTGAAGTTATCTCTCCAACAAATAGTCCTACATTTTTAACATTGGAAAAATTCACACCGTTTACAACTACGATAGATGAAGTATCATTAACATTCGTTAATTTAAATGCGGTTACGATACAACCCAATGTGGGTAATTATAATTTTACAGATGTAGAAATTGTTGAAGGTACTCCATTAGAATACACATTTAGCGTAGATGTACCAGGCCCCGCAGAAAAATATGTTATCCCAAATAATAACCTTGACACATCTACCCTGCAGGTAATAGTACAAAATTCCTTTGCAGATACAACACAGACTGTTTATACATTGGCAGAAGATACTATTGGTATTTCTTCTACAGACACAGTATATTTTATTGAAGAAACTCCAACTGGATTCTTCCAAATATACTTTGGCGATGGAGTTATCGGCAAAAAATTAGATAGAAACAATTTAGTTATTGCATCTTATCTAATTAGTAATGGAACTATTGGTAATGTATCGGGTAATATCACACAACAATTTACCTGCGGTGCAAGAGTTGGCGGCGGCACTGTAGATGGCACAATAACAGCTACAACAAATTCTCGCGGGGGGTTATCTAAAGAAACTATCGATAGTATTAAATTTAGAGCACCTAAATATCTTGCATCTCAAAACAGAGCAGTTTCCGCGTCAGACTACAAGGCGTTGATTGAAAAGAATTATCCGTTAGTTGAATCTGTTGCAGTATGGGGTGGCGAAGAAAATAATCCACCAATGTATGGCAAAGTTATTGTATCTTTGAAACCATATGATGGATACGAGATTACACAATCTACAAAAGATGATATTAAGAACTTAATTTTACAAAGTAAACAAGTTTTATCCATCACACCTGAATTTATAACACCTGATTATTTTTACATTAATCTATCTGTCAATGTAAAGTATGATGCTGCAAAAACTACTTTATCAGCAACAGATATTAAAAATTTAGTTGTTGCAGAAATACAAGATTATTTCTCAACAGATTTACAACAATTCGATAAAGACTTTGTTTATTCTAAATTATCACGAAATATTGATAACGTACGAGATACCATTATTGGCAATCTAATGACTGTTAAATTGCAGCGTAGAATTGAACCAACAATTAATGCTCTTACAAATAATTACACTATAGGCAACACGATTAAGTTTAAAAATGGTTTAGAACCAGGCACATTTGAATCTACAAGATTTATAGTAACGGTAAATGGATCACCTGTAGAATGTATTGTAAAAGATGTGCCTAATACTTTAATTCCAGATAAAACAGGCACTGGCACATTAAAATTAGTAAACGGCGACACCGGCGCAACAATTGCAAGTAATTATGGCACTATTAATTATGGAACAGGCGAAGTATCGATTGAAAATATTGTATTAATAGGTTATCCTGCAGATGGCACGGACATTAGATTTACGGCAATTGTTCAAGATTCATACTTGGATGTGGCGGTTGATAAGAATCAAATTATTCTTTTGGATGATAGTACATTAAATTCAAACATCAATAGACTGCAAGGCTTAACAGTCAATGCTATTCCAGTATGAGTAGAATAACACAAAAATTATCCAAAATATTTGATTCGCAAATACCTGAGTTTATTCGGGTTGGCGAATCATCTATTACTAATACTGTAGTTATAACTACAACTGCATCGTCTAAAAGAGTAACGATTAGTTCATCTGAAAATTTGCTTGCAGGTGATAGATTAGCTCACCCAGCAATAACAAATACTGTTTTTATTACAAAAATATTATCTTCAACCGAAGTTGAAGTAAGCAATAATATTAGTGTTAGTTTATCAAATCAAGTTGCAAGATTTATTAGAGCAGATGCCACATCTAATTTTGTAAAATTTTTAGAAGCATATTATAAGTTTTTAGAGCAGGATCAACAACCTCAAGAAATTTTACAAAATGCAAGATTGTATGCTGATAGCGATCATACTATAGACAGCTTAATAGAACAATTCTTCAGAAATTATGGTAATGATATTCCAAGAAATATTATTACAGATAAAAGAACCTTTATTAAACACTTTAAAGATCTTTATACAACAAAAGGAACAGAAGAAGGATATCGGTTACTATTTAGAGTAATGTTTGGTGAAGATGTTAATTTCTTTTACCCTGACACTGTAATATTAAAAGCGTCTGACGGTATCTGGAAAAAAGATAAAACAATACGTGTGATACCGTTTGATAGTTCTAACATTTACGATTTTGTAAATACAAAAATCATAGGTGCTGTATCTAATGCATCTGCCGTTGTTAACACAGTCAATAAAATATACACAAATACTGGATATACAGAAGAGTTTTACGAATTAAGTTTAGAAGATGTTAAAGGTGAGTTTCTCTTAGAAGAAATTATTGCATATAAGTTAATAACATCTGGCGTACCAAAAACTACGTTAAAAGCAACAACGGTTCCTCAATTAACTAAAATAAGAATAATTGACGGAGCAAATGGATATGAACCTAATGCTGAAATTCGAGTTCAGGGTGCAAATGTAAAAATTGAATCTGTTGACGCAACTGGCAAAATTAAATCTGTTAAAGTTATAAATCCTGGAGTATTTCTTGGAAGGACAATTATAGGCAATGTTGTTTCCTCAGCAGCCTTTCAACCCGTATATATAGATCAACCTACTTTATCTTTTACAGGAAATGTGAATGTTACCTTAAATAGGGGCACATATGTATCGACTACTCCGCATGAACTTAAAAAGGGCGCAACTGCTAATTTATATTTTTATGGGAATACAAATAGCGCTCTTAATAACACTACATCTGAAATATCGGTATCTACAGTATTGGATGAGTATAGATTTAGATTTGTAACATCAAATGCAAATACATCGGTACAAGCAAATTTAATCTATACTAGTAATGCTATTTTAGAAAGTAACTTGGGTGTTCTCAGAGAAAGTTCAGGATATTGGGTAAATAACCAAGGTAAACTATCAGAATTGGTATATATTGAAGGTCCAGCTGTCGATGCGCCCGACCCAAGCAAAATATATTACCAACCTTTTTCATACGTTGTTAAATCAAAAGTATCTTTGGATAATTGGAAGAATGTAGCTAGTGGCACTGTTCATCCTGCCGGCATGCAAGTGTTTAGTGAAATTGACATAACAAATAACGTAGACGCAAATGTTAGTACAACGGTAGATAATGAAATTTGGGATTATTTGTACATTACATCTGATTGGGATAAAGCAACACTCACAGCAGGATCTACAGAATATTCTGATAACAGGATTGCCAATTTAGCTATTACTGCAGATCATGTATTTTATGTGTTCAATTATCTGTAATAAATAATTAAAAATTATTTGGAAAAACAATGGCTCAAATTATAACAGAAAATTTTAGAGTTTTTAGTGCAGCGCAGTTTATCTCGTCTGTCAGCGCTACTAACACATTATATCTTTTTGTCGGCAGACCTCAACAATGGCCTGCCGAGCCTACGCCTGTTACTCCTAAGAATACTGAATATCAAGAATCCGTTTATTGGGCAGATGCAGTTGCATTAAAAAGAATATTAACTACAGATTTTAAACAAGTTGTTAGAAGACATGATTGGCAAACCGGAGTAGTATATACTCAGTATGACAATGAGGCTACTAATTTATATTCTTCAAATTTTTATGTACTAACATCCGACAACAACGTATATAAGTGCATATCTAATAATTATGGTGCGGTATCGACTGTTAAGCCTACAGGAAAATCAACATCTATATTCACAACAGCTGATAATTATAGATGGAAATATCTATACTCATTAACAGATTCAGATTTGTTAAAGTTCTTAACAGTTAATTTTATGCCCGTCAATGTTGACAGCGATGTTGTATCTACTGCATTGCCTGGAACTATTGATAATATATTAGTCACCAATGCAGGCAATGCTTTTACAACGGCATCTTCAGTTGTTGTTACTATTTTAGGTGACGGTACAGGTGCAGCTGCAGGAACTGTTACTTTAACTGCCGCAAATACGATAGATAAAATAGAAACAACATTGTACGGAACAAATTATAATTATGCCAATGTACAGATTTCTGGAGGCGGAGGAGCAAATGCGTCAGCAAGAGCAATAGTTTCTCCTAGAAATGGTCACGGGCAAGATCCATATACAGAGTTAGGTGCTAGATATGTTATGATAAATTCTAGATTAAATTATGCAGAAGGATCTGGAGATTTTCCGGTTGTGAATGATTATAGAAGAATTGGCATTGTAAATAATCCAATTTCAAATACTACTTCCTTGGTCGCAACCGAAACAACATTAAATGCGACACATACTATGTTATTGTCAAATATTAGCGGAACATTTGCTATAGATGAATACATTTATGGCGACACTAACAACGCCAACGGATTTGTTGTTAGTTCGAATGTTTCTGCCGGTGACGTAACTCTTAGATTTATTACACCAATTGAGTTATATTCTGGCAATGTGTCTTTCTCCGTGGGCGAGGTAGTTCATGGTAGCAACTCATTGGCTGTTGGCACTGTTATATCGATAACAGAACCCGAGGTAGATAAAAATACAGGTCAGTTTTTGTATATTGAAAATCGTGCAAAAATAACAAGAAATTCTGACCAAGCAGAAAATATTCATATAGTTATAGAATTCTAAGGTAAACAAATGGCCGTAAATTTAGCAACAAATCCATATTATGATGATTTTGATGGTACTAAGAATTTTTATAGAATTCTTTTTAAGCCGGGTACGCCTGTACAGGCAAGAGAGCTAACACAAATACAGACTATTTTGCAGAATCAAATAAAAAGATTTGCAAACCATATTTTTGTAGATGGATCACGTGTCTTAAGCGATGATCCTGTTTCTGTAACTACTAATCCTGATGCGAGAGCAATCAAGCTAATAAACAATGTTGATACGTCAAATGTTGATGCATTCTTAAATAAATTTGTGGCAGGTGTTGGGTCTAACATTATAGGTAAAGTAAATTTTGTTTTTGATGCAGATAATCCAGATGTCGGAGATGCTCCTACAATTGTAATGACTGTGATTAAAGGCGAAGGTAAAAATGAATTTGCAGATAATGAAAGATTATATTTCTATGATACTATTGCACAAGCCAACGCAAAAGCTGTAACATCTGTTACTGCAACAACCGACGACTCGATATTCATTTCAGCAATTGGTGTAGTTCAAGAATACTCAGATTCTATAACTTTATCTTCATCTACAAATTCCATTAAGGTAGGGGATGAAGTAATAGTTGCAGGATCCCCTGTAACAGATATATTTGTAATTGAAATTTTATCAAGCACGGTAATAATTGTTAACAAAAATGTGGGCCTTTCTGATTCAAATGTTGGTCTTACAATTAAACGAAGAAGCACTAGCCCAACATTAGTTTTTGGAATAAGTGGCGGAACATACTATAAGAATGGGTTTTTCATTCATACACCAGCACAAACTATTGTGCCGCAAAAATATACTGCATATCCTACAAAATCTATTGTTTTAAGATATGCCGAAAGTGTTGTAAACTATAATGACGATTCTAGTTTATTAGACCCTGCGTTTGGCAGCTCAAATTATTTAGCGCCAGGGGCGGATAGATTAAAAGTAGATTTAGAATTAGATTCGGTAGATCTATCAAGCGACAATAAACCCGATATTACAGGACAATACGTTGAGATTGGTCGTTATATAAATGGTACATTAGATTTAGTTGAATCTAGTTCAGATTCCAAATACAATGAATTGGCAAAAACTCTTGCTTCAAGAACATATGCTGAATCTGGAAACTATGTAGTTAATCCTTTCAAGCTAGAAGCAGCCGGAACTACGTATGATGACTTATACGCAAAATTCTACGTGTCATCTGGTAGGGCATTTGTAGGTGGTTACGATATCGCAACATCTGGAAAAACACCCATCCTAATTCCAAAATCTAACACATCTAGTACAATAGAATCTTTAAATATAGATACATTCTTCGGTACGTATGTCGTAACAGAAGCTCCTCAGTTTGGTTTGCCAGATATGAAAGATTTCAGCGGGGCAAATTATTACGAATGCCATAATACAACTGATAGAACAGTAATGGACAACACTACCGTTGTGGGGTATGTTGTGCCAAAACACATCCAATATGAAACTGGGTATGGCGCAAATTCTGCATTTAGATTCTATTGGTATTACTATGAACAAGCATCTACAACATTAACACCCGATGATATTCGCTCAGTTATAGGTGTTGAAAATGCGTTTACTACAAATTATGGTAATGAGGGCACGTACAACTATCCTACATTCTTTGCAAATATTCACCCTGTATATGGTTTAGTTGATAATAGATTGAAATATTATGATGTATCATCTAGTAGAAACGTATTTAAAATACCAAAGAATAATGTTAAATCTGTCACAAACAACAAGGTTGTGTATCAAAAGACTTATCCTAATGTTTATGGTAGTTCAGGCGTAGTAACAATTAGTACAGGGTCACCTAATAGTTTCGTTGGACCCGCAGGATCTGCTTTATCCGATTCGATAAAAAGAGAATACTATACAATGGTTGTACGAGATGCCTATACACCCGGATATCTCGGTAATATTTTTGTTCCATTAGAAGACATTGATGTAGATATAGATGCAAGCGGAACACAATTAACTATTGATTTTAATACTGTTGTATTAGCGGGTACAGTGGATATTATTGCTACATTGCAAAGCGATTCTTATCCTAGAAGAACAAAAACACTTGTAGAGAATTTTACATATAATGCAAATATAACTACATCAGATGAAAGATATGCTGTATTAAAATCTGATGTTTTTAATTATAAGGGAATTTACAAAGTAGGTAGTAATGTTTTTGTAGGTAATTACGATGCAGGTACTACGTATGCTGCGGATGCAATGGTGCAAAGTAACGGTCAAATTTACCGTGCTTCTGCATCAAGCACAGGTGTATCCTTAACAAATACTGCATATTGGGATAAAGTACAACAAGAATCATTATTAAAATATTTTTTAGATAGCGGGCAAGGTGACAATTGGTACGACCACGGTTCAGTTACGTTCTTAGGAAAAGCGGATGAAGTTCCAGGAAACGTGTTAATTGTGTTTGACTACTTTACACATTCTGGAGATGGCGCAATTGATGCACAATCATATCCAGCAAACGTATACAACAAAATCCCAACTTATAGATCTACAACCGATGGTGAAGAATTTGTTTTAAGAGATTGTTTAGATTTTAGACCAAGAAGACAAGATGATACTCCATTGAGTGTCCAAAGCGGATTTGATGGCAGACTGTCCAATATATTTTATTTCGATGAATATATTAAACCAAACCCAACATCTGTTCCGGGGACAGAGGCAGACGTAGAATATTATTTGGGCAGATACGATAGAGTTTATATAAACAATCGTGATGCTAGCGTAAACAAATCTAAAAATAAATTTACTGCGGAATACGGAATTCCTGGAGACAACCCAGTTCCACCGCCAGATAAAACAGATGAAACACGGTTATTATTAGCCACATTGTATGTGCCACCTCATACTCCTAGTGCAGGTTCAATAAAAATTGAATATAACACTGCAACTAGATATACTATGAAGGATATATCTGTTATAGATAAAAAATTAGCGGCGTTAGAAAAACGAGTTAAAAAACAAGGCTTGGATATTATAGCATTAAATAATGTAGTATTTGACCGAAATGGAAGCCAAGGCAATATTTTATATAAAACAGGTATCCTTGTAGACAATTTCTCAAATTACGGTGCGGGATATTATATTAGCCCATATTTCACAGCAGCAATTGATACTGCAAGACAAGAATGTAGACCAGCATTCTCAGCAGTGCAACATAATTTATTCTTTGTAACAGACCCAGATGTATCTACATTAAATGAATTTGTTCATATGAATTATACCGAGGAAGAATTTATTGCACAAACTATTGCGAGTAATTTTGATCTTAACCCAAATTCTGCAACTATATTAGGAAACAACGGCAGAGCAATTATTTATCCTCCGGTTGTTATAGGCGGAGGAGATATAAATTCATTGCCTACAGCAATGAATCAAGAATATGATGAGCTGAATGGCACCACCGGGCCAGGTCTCGGCAGCGAATAATAGTGCAGATAACAAAGGTAATTAAATGGCTACAATCCCAAATCAATTAGATAATTTAAAGATATCAGGCATCCAGGAGGGAAAACTTGAATTTTTCTCTAAGGTTGCAAGAGAATTGCATATTCAAAACGGATCAACTTCATCTGGTTGGTTAGATACAGTTCAACAGCTAAACGATATTGCACAAGCAGATGGATTGAGAACTACTTCGTTCCAAGATACTGATACTGTAAGATATGCTGCAGATGATATATTTTATAAGGGAAGCGGCAATGTAGTAAACCAAGCTTCATTAGAAAGTTATACTGGTAGTATACCTACAATGTTTACAGCTGCCAATGGTATTATTGAAAATAGTTATACTGTTATAATCCCTGAAAAGAAATTTTATGCAAATACAATAGGTTTCCAATCTAACGTGGATCTCTTAAATACTTTCATTAATAGTACACTTGATACAAATACTGTTTATGCAAATGCTAATGTTTCTACATCAGTTCAATATAGTATAGATAACGGGTTTGTTACGGATTGGACACATCTCTCTTCCGCAGATTTTGACGTATCCCCGAACTCAAAAGATGTGCAGGACTTAGCTGAAGAAAATCTTGCAAAATTAAAATCTACATTTTTAGTTAACAAATTCTTAGGATAATTAAAATGAGTCTTTTCATACGCCCAGTTTCATTCACACGCCCAGTTTCATTCACACGCCCAGTTTCAAAACTTGTTAAATTTCAAGCTTTTAACCTTCCTCCTTTTTCTAGACTAATAGCTCTGGCAAATGGTGCAGATCATACTGCAATGGCTTCTCCTGTGAATGGTATAACCGGCGATCCGTTAATCACAGATGGCGCAGGATATGCATCTGGGCAAGTGTTGGTACATCCAGAATGGACACCCGAAATTAGTGAAACATTAAAACTGCAATTTAAGTTATTTGATTCTTCTAAAGATAAAATTTATGCAAGTGTTACTGCAGATAGAGCAGATGAAAAATTGCCCGCAGAATTAGGCGATTCCGTTGTTCCTGCGGCGGCCACACGAGCGATACAAGAAGAATCTAGTACATTAAACCCTTTAACACAAACATTCTTTGTTCCTACTAGATATTCTCAAGGTATTTTTATTACATCCTTAGAACTTTTCTTTGCAGCAAAAGATTCAGAATTGCCAGTATCAATTGAGTTTAGAAGAGTTATAGATGGATTACCATCTGCAGGAACTGTCATAGCAGGCACATCTGTTTCAATGCCAGCATCTAGTGTAAATGTTCCAGCTTCTCCATCGTCTGGTATAGGCGCATCAACAAAATTTAATATTACACCTACATATTTCCCACCTGGAGAATATGCGTTTTCAGTGTTGTCAAATTCTCCAAACTATAAATTATATTCTGGAAAATTGGGAGCACAGATTTTAGGTAGCAATGATTTAGTATCAAAAGAACCATATACTGGAAGATTGTTCAAAACTCAAAACACTAACGTATGGTTGGAAGAAACAAATACAGATTTATGCTTTAAGATTAATAAAGCAAAATTTGAAACAGGTGTAAAAACTTTTGAGTTGCAGACTGCCGGAATGCCAAGAACAGAAATGGATAATATCTATTTAGATGCGGCACAATATAACTTTGGTGATTTAACAAAAATTGCATATGAAGTTAAGGGCAAAAATGCAAGCAGCGGAGCAATGCAATCATATGCAGCGTTTAAAGAAAAGACTCCATTTAAATTAATTCAAAGATGGGCGCTTGAAAGTACAGGAGATTCTAAAGTACAAGTTACTTTCACAAACAATACTCCAGATGTTACCCCTGCATTAGATAAAGCTGCAACAAAATTATATTCATTTAAAAATTTAATTGACCCATATGAAGCAGATACTAGAAATTCTGAATTGAAGGCGGCAAATGGCGTTGCTAAATCAAAATATATTAGTAAAATTATTACATTGGAAGAAGGATTTGACTCTACTGGTTTAGAAGTTAAATTAGATGTTAACCGTAAAGTTGGTACTGATATAGATGTATTTTGCCGCGTTATAAGTTCTTCGGATAATGGAAGAGATTCTTCAATTGAAGCTAGAGATTGGAGACTGATGCCGTTATATAATCAATCTGCAAATGTTATTAATCAAAGTAGTATTAGCGGAGATGTTGGTAAAAAATATGTTGGTTCTGAAACAGAATTTATACCCGAGACTTACAAGATTTTAGATGAAGATTCAACAGCTACTACAGGTATACGCAATTTATCATATGACGCTTCGGTTGGCGGCGTAAATACTACATTCACATCTTTTAATAAGTTTCAGGTTAAGGTTGTTTTTTACTCAAATGATACAACAATTGTCCCAAAAATTAAAAATCTAATAGCAACTGCGGTGATTTAAAATGTATGTAAAATTGGAAAATGAAAATAGCTTTGTAAAAAATACAAAAAATCTTGCATTAATTAATCAAGACATTGCAGGGCTAAAAGAATATAAGGCAAAAAAGGATACATCAAACAAAATGATGCAACTCTCAGATGAAATAAATACTATGAAATCAGAAATTTCTGAGATAAAATCTTTATTGCAATTGTTAGTAAATAATTCTCAGTCGGGAAAATAAATGTCAAACACATATACTATAAATAATGTCAACATAGGCGTATCCGCTAATGACGGATCAGGCGATCCTATTCGCACAGCATTTTTGAAAATTAATCAAAATTTTGCGAACGTATATTCTTATGCAAATTTGGCTTACTATAATGGCGTAGGCGGCAACGGCGGCGGTGGCACAATTATTAATAATTATGGCGGCAATTTAAATTTTGAAGGTTGGCCAAATATAACATCTACCAATCTATCAATATTGATTGATAAGATGAGTGCTGTTACCTACACCGACTTAAGTAAACTTGCAAATGCATTGGCGTTAGTAACTCCTGTAGATTTAGGAAAGTTGCAAAATGCATTAGCAAATGTGAGTCCAGTATATTTAGGGGATCTACAAAACGCATTGGCGAATGTTGCAACTGTAGATTTAAGTAATTTACAGAATATACTAGCAACCGTAAATGTTACATCATTAACTAACTTTACAAACGTATTTAATTCAATAACTGCAAATGCATCAGCTGCAGGGGTTGTTTCTCTAGTAACAAATTTAAGCGCAAACGGTACTGCAAACGGTCAGTCTGTTTATAATACTACAGATGGCGGGCTGTATATTTGGGATGGTGCCGCATGGATAAGCCCAAGAGCAGCATTTACACCAACTGCAAATTCTTTAGCATCTATTGAGATTTGGAATACTACTCCACTTCCTACAACCGATTTATTTGAAGGCAGAACAGTTCTATATACTTTTGACAACAATATGTACATATATGTTGGCGGTGCATGGAACAATTATAACGCGTATATTGCGGGTTCGGGAAACGTAACACTAGGGGCCGGAGCTATTAGTAGTTCTGCAATGCTTGCGGCAAATGTTGTTGTTGCTGGCAAAATTGCAGCCGGCGCAATTACTGTAGGCACCATTGCTGCAGGTGCGATTCGTTCTACTGAAATTGCTGCTGGTAATATTACATCTAGCTTATTAGCTGCAAACGCTGTTATCGCAGGTAAAATAGCTGCGGGTGTTATAACTGCTCAAGAAATTGCTGCAGGAGCAGTTACAGCAACACAAATTGCTGCGAATTCCATATACACACTAGCGATTCAGGCGGGGGCAGTTACTGCAAACACAATTGCAGCAAATGCAGTCACTGCGGTACAAATAGCAGCAAATTCGGTATATGCTAATGCTATTCAATCTAATTCGATTGATACACGCATGCTTAGAGCTAATATCATTACTGCAGTTGAAATTGCAGCTAACTCAGTATATGCCAACGCAATTCAATCTAATTCTATTGAAACTAGAATGTTGCGTGCTAATATCATTACTGCAGTTGAAATTGCAGCTAACTCAGTATATGCTAACGCAATTCAATCAAATTCGATTGATACCCGCATGCTTAGAGCAAATATTATTACTGCAGTTGAAATAGCAGCGAATTCTGTTTATGCTGCTGCAATACAGGCAAATAGTATTACTGCAAATCAAATTGCAGCTAACGCAATTACAGCAGTTGAATTGGCAGCAAACTCTATTTTTGCGTTCCACATTATGGCAAATGCTATTACAGCAAATGCAATTGAAGCAAATTCTATTTCAACAGTAAAACTTCAGGCAAACGCAGTTACTGCTGATAAAATTGACGGTAGAAATCTAGTTATTAGAGATGCTGCAGGAAACCCATTGTTTGCAGCAGGTTTACTTGCATCAACAGTATCTGTAGCATTGCCAAGCGGCGGAACAACCACTTTAGGGGCAGCTGTAGCAAACGTATCAGCGGCTACGGCAAAATGGCTTGATTTAAACAATGATCATCCTGGGTTTGGCGTTTTAAATAATGCACCCACAAACACCCCTGAGATTGTGTTTACAGCAAACTTGACTGGTATGTCCGGTACCGCAACATTTACGGTTACTGCAGGTACAGCCACATTAACATCTACAACAGATCCCAATGTTAAAAAATTAACATTTGCAAATATGGTGTCAAATAGTGTTACTATAAAAGCATCATACGTCGACGGAGCAACAACTTATAGCGATATTGTAAGCGTTTATAAAGTATTTAATGGAAATACTACTCCGTTAATGTATTTAACTGACGAAAATAAAACCGTAGCAGCAGATTCCGCAGGTACCGTTTCATCATTTGCAGGGGTTTCCACACAAGCTGTTATATATTTGGGATTAGTTGATGACAGTGCAAATTGGACATACACAACTACTGCAACAGGATGTACGATTGCAGGTACGAATACTAGAAATATTTCCGTAACAGCAATGTCTGCAGATACCGCATCGGTTACATTTGTCGCGTCTAAAGCAGGGTATTCAAATTTAACAAAAATATACAGTTTATCAAAAGCAAAACAGGGTGTCCAAGGTTCAGCTGGTACTAATGGTACCAATGGAACAGCGGGAACTAGAGGTAGTATTAGAACATCCGGAACTGCGCCGTCGGCAGCGTGGAGTGACGCAGCTGCAGTTACTGCAATTTCTGCTGCGGGCGGCGGAACGCCAATTAGAACGGATGAGGTAACATTAATTTTTCCGGCTACAAATCCAACATTTACAGCAACTAAAGTGTATGACGGCTCAGCATGGAACACAATTGCTGCGGTTATCAATGGCGGATTAATAGTTAATGGTACTATTATTGCAGACAAACTTGCTACAGGTACAATAACTGCAGATAAGATTGGTGCTGGCCAAATTACAACCGCAAAGCTCGAAGCAAACGCAATTACAGCTGACAAGATTGCTGCAGGCGCAATTACAGCATCGGACTTTTCGTCAGGGCCTGCTGTTACCATTGCTGGCGGAAAATTTGGTATTGGTGCTACCCAAGCTCTTTCAGGTTTACCGGGAGTAGGATTCTTTGAGACAAGTTTAGTAGGTAAATTTGCTTTACTAGTAAGTTCAACTGTTATACAGGATGCTTTGGCGGTAGGGTGTAATGCAGTAGGTGCAGGCGGTAATGCAGCAACATTCTGGAGATTTAAAGATGGAACCTACGTTGGAGGCGGTGCTAATTTACATACGTATACTTTGCTTTCGAATGATACCGTTGGCGTTACTTCGTTTGCGCAAAATAGCACGGGCGCGTTCGGCGAATATCTAGGACAAATGGCGGTAAAGGGCCTTAGAGGCGGTTCCTTTTATAGCTATACCAATTCTACAACAGTAGCAGCTGCTGCAGACTTTACGATAAAGGGAACAGGGTCAACTGCAAAAGCAGCACAATTTCAACATACAGTAACAGAGGGCGCAACCGTTTCAACAAATATTGTATTGGCGGATGCTGCAGGTGCAGCTCTTCGTGTTTACGCAGGTGATATTAAAACAGGCCCTGCTACAATTACTACCTTTACAGGATCACATGATGCACTAATGGATCCTACAGAAGTTATTGAACCCGGAGATATTGTCGTAGACGTAAGCGTTGTTGCTACAAAACTTGTAAGTGATGCGTTAACAATTGTTACAAAATCTACTCAACCTACCCAAAAAGCTATTTTAGGAGTATTTAGAAATACAAAAGATGATGCGTATTTACCGCATTGTTTGATTGACCAATATTCTATAGAAAATGTGACAGAAATTCCAAATCCTGACGCGTCAGAAGATAATCCAGATATTCCAGCTACTATACAACAAGTCAGCACAAATTGGGGAGAAAGAATTATTGCAGAACATGAAGATGTTTGGAATAATCATACTTGCGTATTCATTAATAGCGTAGGCGAAGGGTTGGTAAATGTTTGCGGTGAAAACGGCAACATTGAAATTGGAGATTATATCACAACATCGTCAATCGCCGGCAAAGGCATGAAACAAGTTGATGATTTATTACATAATTATACTGTAGCAAAAGCTAGAGAAGCTGTTACATTCTCATCACCAACAGAAGTTAAGCAAATTGCTTGCTCATACCACTGCGGATAATAAATGGCAACGATAAAAAATTTAGTAATAGACCAAGGCGCGACATTTACTGCCAATGTTCAATTTTTGGACAACAGTAAAAATCCTATTGCCCTAACAGGATACGATATTAAAAGCCAAATGCGCAGATCATATTCTAGCGCAAATGCCACTACCTTTACTGCAAATATTACTAATACCTCAACAGGTAACGTATCAATATCGTTAACCTCCGGTCAAACTGCAAACTTAATTGCAGGTAGATACATATATGATATAGAGGCAAATATAGCTGATACTGTTGTAAGAATAGTAGAAGGTATTGTAACAGTTAACCCAGGAGTAACTCGATAATGGCAACCGTAACATCTAGAGAACAATTAAAAGATTATTGCCTTAGACAACTGGGTGCACCGGTAATTGAGATTAATGTGGATGACGATCAAGTTGAAGATCGTATTGATGATGCGTTTCAATTCTATCGTGAGTATCACTTTGATGCTGTAGAAAAAGTTTATCTAAAGCATCAGATGACTGCTAATAATATTTCGGATCAATATGTTGAAATATCAGATGCGGTTGTAGGCGTTGAAAGAGTATTTCCGTTTATGAATAAATCTACGGGAACTAACATCTTTGATATTAAATACCAAATTCTGATCAATGATCTATACACTTTGATGTCAACAGATGTAATTTATTATACACAAGTAAGACAAGAATTGGAATTAATTAATCAAGTACTTGTAGGACAAAAGCCAATTAGATTCAATAGACATATGAATCGACTACATATTGATATGGACTGGGCAGCAGATGTTGTACCTGGTACATACGTTATTGTAGAATGTTGGAGAATATTAGATCCAGATGTATTTACAAATGTTTATAACGATATGTTCTTGAA